TATGATAAAAATGGACGATTAATTATTTTAGGGTATAATAGAAGAATATGTCAGGAGTACGCAAATGCCCAAGCAAAAATACGATCTAAACGATAACGGAAAAATTGATCCAGATGAGCGTCAAATAATGCTCGAAGACCGCCGCCGTATGATGGAAGATGCAGACGCAAAAAGGGACGCACAGCTTCGCATGACATGGTTCGCATTGAGCGGCATGTTGGCGTATCCTCTTCTTATAGTTTTGGCGTCTTGGTTAGGTCTAGAACAGGCGTCTAATCTCCTTGCAGATATAGCTGCGGTGTATGTGGTTGCTGTGTCGGGCGTAACAGCAGCGTATTTCGGATTCACAAACATGGGTGGTAAAGGACAATGAGTAGAGGAGCAGGGCCAAAGGGGTATAGTCCCAAAGGGCCACAAGCAAAGTTTGAGCAGCACAGAAGACAAATCCAAAAACATTATGACTTCTTAGGTAAACCTAATCCTCTTAAAGACACACATGCTGCTATGTCGAGAGCGGGTGGGCCTAAATATACAGGGTTTAGAGATACAATAGACGGTGGTGGTCCCGGACTCAGTGGAGCTATGTTCTCTTCTAGAGATCTGAGACGCGTCAACGTTGGCGGCAAGAAGTATGATCAAGATGGTGACGGATATGTATCTCAAGCCGAATTTGATGCAATGCGAGGTGTCGATCCTAACTTTAACCAAGGTATATATACAGGTATAGGTGGGTTTTCTAACAATCTAATAGGTGCGCGTCCTTTAGGATCATATGCACAAGAGAGAAGTCTTGGCCCTGCAGGTACTAACATCGGTCTAGACAGAGGGATAATGGGGTTTGTGAATAGCGGCGGTATAGGCGGTGCTTTGCTTAATCTATTTGGTAAAGGCCAGATGAACCCAGATGAAGAGATGTATTCGTCACAAGGTGCTGTTGAAACCCCAGCGTTAGCTGAAGGTGGGCTTATGGCCTTACGTTATTATTTAGGAGGACTAATATGATTGGGCAGTTATTAGGACCAGTCGCAGGTCTAGCAAGTAGTTGGCTCGATGCAAAGACTACAAAGCAAGCTGCAGAAGCAAAGCTAAAACTTACTGAGGCCGAGGCGAAAGCCAAGATATTATTATCTGAGAAAACGTCTGTGGCTGATTGGGAACGTATCATGGCGGAGAACAGCGGTTCGAGCTGGAAAGACGAATTTTTTGTAATTGTGCTGTCAATCCCATTAATTTTAGCATTCGTGCCGGGTGCAGAGGGTATTGTGGACAGAGGCTTTGAACAGCTTCACAAAGCACCGGACTGGTATTTTTACAGCTTGGGTATCGCAATAAGTGCCTCTTTCGGTGTGAAAGGGTACAAGCAGTTTGTGAGGAGAAAGTAATGGCGTTTGAAGCACTAAAACAACTACAAGAGAAGTGTGGCGTAACCCCAGACGGTGCATTCGGTCCTAACACAGCCAAAGCTATAGTAGCACACTACGAACTATCGCCAAAGCGGGGCGCACATTTACTAGGTCAAGTTGTGCATGAAAGCGGATCTTTTAAGTATACAAGAGAGAACCTAAACTATTCTGTAGAAGCTATTATGAAAGTATGGCCTAGTCGTTTCCCTACAAAAGAGAGCGCAGAACCATTTGCCAGAAACCCTAAAGCACTGGCTGAAAACGTGTATTTCGACAGGATGGGGAACGATACCAAAGAAAAAGCCAGCGCCTACATAGGCCGAGGATTTTTACAATTAACCGGATATAACAACGTAAGATCGTTTGCATCAGACATGCGTGTCCCAGAAGTTCTAGATAACCCACAGTTGTTAGAAGAGGACTATGCAATGGATACAGCTCTGTGGTTCTTTAAGAAGAATAATTTATGGACAATATGTGATGAAGGTGTCAACGATGACACTATAAAAAGACTGACAAAACGTATAAACGGTGGTTACACTGGATTAGATCATCGTGTAAAAGAAACAAAGAAGATTTATGAGTGGATATCTTAGCGTACCAATGCTAGTATATACACAGACTTGTTGGAGATAAATATGGTACTTCCCGTTCTAGGTAGCTTCTTAGCCCCAGCTCTCTTTCCCGCAATGAATCCACTACTTGCAGGATCTATAGGTTCTGGGATCGGTAGTTTGTTGCAAGGAGACGATTTTGGGGATGCTATAAAGACAGGATTATTGAGCTTTGCGGGTGGTAAACTACTAGGTGGCCTAGGTAAAATGGGTGAGGCTGTGCCTACAAACCCTGAAGTTAGCGTGCTTGGTGGGAAGCAAATAACTATGGCCCCTTATATAGACAAGTCTAAAGGGTATGGTTTTAACCTGACAGAGGCTCTAAAAGGGCCAACACCTATTACTCCGCTTGAGAACTCAGGTATGTTTGTCCCTAAAGAACCCTTTAATTTTTTCAAAGCAGCGTCAACAAAGGGTGATAAAATAATGGCTCCTTTACTCAATCAAGGTATAGCCATAGCCAAAGCCAACCCAATGTTAGCCGCAGGTGTGGGTGGGGGAGCAGCTCTAGGCAGTGCGTTAAGCGCACCGAAGGACGAAGGTACAGAGAAGTCTGATTACCAACGTACTGAAACAATGCCTATACAGGACAATATAAGATTCCCTACGCCAAGGTATAGACCCGGAGTAGACCCAGAGTTTAACTATGGATTCTATAACCCCCCTGCATCAGAGCTACAGAAAGTACAAGTTCTTCAAGAAGGCGGGGATGTAGACACAGCCCCAGAGAGGGTGAACGAAAAGGATGTTATCGTAAACGCTGTAAACGCCTTGAAAGGAAACATGTCTGAGGAACAAGCGTCTATAGCATTGGCTATGTTTGTAAACGAATACGGTGAAGAGGCACTAAAAGATTTAATCACGGACGTACGTGACGGTGAGTATGATAATATAACTGGAAAAATGGACGGGCAAGTGCAAGGTGGTGGTGACGGCATGAGCGACTCAGTACCTGCAACCATAGACGGAAAACAAGACTTACTAGCCAGTAAAGACGAGTATATGATAGATGCTCCAACAGTTGCTATGATTGGCAACGGTTCTAGTGATGCAGGGGCAAAGAAACTAGATAAGATGCGAGAAGAAATTCGTAAACAGTCAATAGGTTCTACTGAGCAACCAAAACAGATAGACGCTGAAAAAATTATGAGAAGTGCTATAACATGAAGGACATAAGAACAGGGTTGATGTTCACACCAGTGCCGACTGATTATCTAGATGCGGTGTGGTCTAGCGTTGCAAAAGTACTTAAAGAGTCAGTTGGCACAGCAAAAGGTAAGTATGAAGTAGATGATTTGTACCCACTCGTAAAAAATGACGAGTTAGTCCTGTGGATTGTTGTAGATCATGACAAAGATGATGAAGTTATTGCAGCTATTACAACCAGACTCATCTTGTACCCACAAGCAAATGCTATGGCTATGGACTGGATAGGCGGTACAAGGATGAAAGAATGGTTATCTATGGCACAAGAAATGATTTCTAGGTATGCTAAAGACCATAACTGTAAGTATTTAGAAGGTTATGGTAGAAAAGGTTGGGGTCGTTGGCTTGGTAAGTACGGGTGGAAGCCAGACTATATTGCTTATAAAATGGAGCTATCGTAATGGGCAAGGGTAGAAGACAGGCAGAAACAGGTAAACAGACGTACGTTACAGAGCTACCAGAGTATGCTCGTCCGTACTACGAAAACCTTATGGAGCGTACTGAGGCGGAGTCCAACAAGCAATACACGCCTTTTGAAGGTCAACGGTTAGCGCAGTCTGGAGATGTCCAAGATATAGTTGACTCCAGAAATATGGTGCGGAATGTAGCAGGGGCAGGGATGCCAGAACTAGACACCGCGATACAGGGTGTAGGCGCACTCTCGATGCCCGGTCAGTTTACGGGTGCAGTTGCAGATCAGTATATGAACCCATACCTAGATACTGTTTTAGACAGGCAGAAGACCGCTGCTATACGAGATTTTAACCGAACAGGTGCAGCTAGGGCAGCAGACGCAGTAAAACAAGGGGCATTTGGTGGATCAAGGACAGCCGTTGCAGATTATTTGGCGCAAGAAGGGCTACAGCAGCAGCTTGGCGATATTGATGCTATGGGCAGAGAGGCCGCGTTTAGAGACGCACAAGCAGCATTTGATAGAGATAGGCAGACAGGTCTAGCTGGACTTGGACAGTATGCTGGGTTAGCGGGCCAACGTAGAGCCGCCGACATACAAGGCGCACAGTTACTAGAAGGTATCGGTAAAGCACAGCTTGGTGAGACGCAAGCAGGGCTGGATATTGGGTATCAAGACTTTCTTAGGCAACAGGGCTTTAACAAAGATCAGCTTGGGTTCCTATCAAATATTTTGCAGGGTATTCCTGTGCAACCTAATAGAACAGTAACAGGGTTCCAAAACTACAATCCAATGCAGCAAGCACTGGGTGCAGGGATAGCGGGTCTAGGTCTTTATCGTGGGTTAGTCTAATGTACAATCTTATAGAAATGCAGAATAAGTTAAAGGGTCTCTCTAAAGAGCAACTTATGCAAGTTCTTAAATCAGGCTCAGTGCCACAATATATGGTTGTAAGTGAGCTAAACCGTAGAAAAAATATGGAAAGCGATCAAGCGCGAAGAGAAGCAACTGATGGCGCAAATACCGTCACTCAAGAAGTTATTAACGCTGTAGGAGTGCCGCAGGGCGGTATAGCACAGTTAGCGAGTGCTATGAACGCAAAGACAGACAACACACAGAATACGGGCGTCATGCAGATGGCAGAGGGTGGCGTAGTAAAAGCACAGCCCGGTGGGATAATGAGTAATATTATGTCTCTAATGAGTCCACCATCATACGATGTGGCAGGGTTTAGTAAGCCACGAGTAGCACAAGAACCTGAAATGACAGCCTTAGAAGCACTGGAGACAATACCCCCAGATGCTGCAAGGGCTTTAGAGATATCTAAAAAGATACAAGTAGGTAAAAGCGTCAAAAAGGTTTTAAAGGAAGCAAAATTAACAGGTTTAGAAGCGTTAAATCTAATAGCGGGGGCAGGGGCGTACATAAGTCTAGACACCGCGTACAAGTCTCTAAACGCTATAGGCACTCTTTTTGAGGATGATGACGCCCGTGTAATTTTTGACATGGCGCAAACCCTAAAAGACAGGCAATCAGATAAACTCTTTAAAAAACATGGTAATTGGCTACAACGAAATCTTCCTAGGGTTAACCCTAATTTTGCTTATACCTTTGATGACAGAGAAAAAGCAGCAGAGAAGCTTAGTTTAGAAGAACTAAATGTTATTAACATGGCTCGACAGGCTGCTCTTGATGAAGCACAAAAACCAGTCGAAGCTGGAGGAGACCCTAGCATAGCCGCATCACTATTTGCAGAAGGCACTCCTACTGAGTTCTTAAAAGGCACACCGACAACTGTTACACAGCCCCTACCTTTTGGTCCAAAAGATACTTTTACCGGGTTTGGAGACCCTGCTTACTCTAGGTTTACTAGTGGCTTTCCTCGTGGAACTAATCAGATCGGCTCTCCAATGACCGACGGTCCGGCTAAATTTACAATGGGCGACCGTTCAATATCGCAGGGAGACGTGTTTCCCTCTGGACCTCTAGCTGTAGCTCCTAAACCAGAATCCGCAGTTCAATCAAGCGTAGCTGAAGAAATTTCACGCTTGGGTATCCCAACTCAAACTATATCACAACCACCACCTATCATGCCCGATGGGGATTCAGATGATGCACTATTCTTTAATACATCCAGTGCGAATCAACCGTTTAAGTTAGGTGGTAAGGCATTAGAAGAGGCAGAAGCTAGGAAGGCAGCGCAAATTAGAGATTTACTCGCTTCTGAGACCACACCCGTGCCTCTTAGAGTCGGGCCAGAAGAGGTTTCTTTTAGGCCATCAAATACAGCGGTAGTCCCTAGAATCTTTGAGGGTGATACTTATAAACCAGATCTTGCTAATCAATATGAGGCAACACTAGCAGGTTCTATGCCTGAGAGTGAAGACATGAAACAACAAGTCTTGTCTGAGATATTGAAAAGCTACGAACCAAAAGGACAATTTGGTCGGTTAGCACCAATACCTAAGTATGATGAGTTTGGTGACTTAATTCAACCGCCAGAGCGTATACAAGGCGTATATCCTTACGGCCTTTCATTAAAAGAATTACAATCATCGATAGCTGGCGTAGGAATACCAGACTACGGCGATGCTATGGCTGATGTATCAGGTAGGGCGGCAGACTATTTCAAAGATGCGCGAGCAGGTCGCCTCGATCAAAGCCCAGAAGAAGTGTATGGCGATCCTTCCCTTGCGTACCTACCGTCATCCGTGCGAGATTATTTTGCACAGACAATAGAAAACCAGAAGAAGGCTATGCCCGGTGGTGGAGGTCGTTCAGGGCTTGGAGCGTTGTTCGCACAGACATTGGAAAACCAACAAGAAGGCATACCCGGTGGGACTGATCCAAATGCTAAACCTACTCTTCAGTCTAGGTTCGACAGGGCTAAACTGTATCTTGAAGGTCTAGGTCAAGACATAAGAGGTATGACACAAGAAGATGTTATTGAGTTTGCTAAAAAGGCTGGAGCAAAGGGCTTAGAGATTATTGATGACGTTGCTCAAGCTGGATCAGATTTTCTTACAACCATAGAAAATAACAAGGCGTCAAAAGCGTTTGATGCTGAAGACGTGGCTGTAGGCTCTGAACCACCAAACTTTAGAGAGATAGATAAAGCAACAAAGAAACAACTAGAAGAAGAGCAAGATGCGACAGATACAGCTTCTCAGACAGAAATAGACAAGTTAATGGAGCTACTTAACAAACAACAGAGTGCTATAGATAAGCAGTCTGGGGCATCTAGCGCAGCGTTGTCTGAGTATCTTAGTGGTCTAGAGAAAGATAGAGAGTTTGATAAAGCTATGGCTTTGGCTAATGCAGGTGCAGCACTCATGATGCCTTCTCCTACGTTTGGTGAAGGTCTTGGTAAAGCTCTAAAAGCAGGGACAGATACCTTGAAAAAAGGTAAAGATAGTTACAACAAGAACAAACTACAGGTACTTGCACTACAAGGTCGCATAGATGCAGCTAAAGCCTCCGCCGCAAATAGGGCTGCGATATCAGGGGCAACAGTGTCCTCTCGTATCTTATTAAAACGAAGAGAAGAACTAGCAGAGCAGCTTGAAAGAATAGCTCCTATGGGTACTAATCCAGAAGGACCACTCGCAGATAGAGCCGCTGCATTAAGAGAAGCGATTAAACAAACAGATGATCAGTTAAACGCACTTATAACAACCGCGTCTATTGGAAGTATACCTACGGGTAGCGATATATTTGCAAACTATGATCTGACGTAGGAGTAGCTACATGGGTAACATCATCCAAGCTAGTGAACTTAGCGGACGTAAATACAGTTTTACTATCGCTGGGGATGAACCCACTACAGACGAACAACGGAAAATTGATTCTATAATCAGGCAGAACGATGCACAGTTTATAGAAGAATATAAAGCTGAATATGGCGTATCACCTACAGACGAGGGTTCTGGGTTTTCTAATCAGGTAGGTGAGTTCTTCAAAGGTATAGGCCGAGGTGGTGTAGGTCTTGCAGAAACTTCAGCACTTGGTACTGCAGCGTTACTACCTTTAGACGATAAGACAGAGATGTCTGCACGAGATTTTATCAAGAGCTTGTCCTATGGTGTACAACGAAAAATACAACCAGACATCGGTTTAGAAGACTCGAAAGTAGGTAAGTTCGGTGAGACGTTAGGATCTGTAGCAGGTACGTACGCCCCTGCATTTATACCGTATGTTGGTATACCGTTAGCGTTTGGTACAGCAGTTACAGCGGGTAGTGGTGAGGCAAGTGAGAGAGCGTTAGCCGCAGGTGCTACTGACGCAGAGCGGGATCTAGCTATAAAACAAGGCGCAGGTGTAGGCGCTACTGAACTTATCCCTCTTGGTGGCCCTATAATGAGGCGTATAAGAAACACAGGTGGGCTTAACCGCATAAAACGTGCGCTTGCACAGGGTGGTATAGAAGGCGCACAGGAAACAGCAGCAAACGTACTGCAGAACCTTATAGAGCAAGGATATAATCTAGAACAAGAGCTTGGAGAGGGTAACTTAGAAGCAGCGGGTTATGGCGGGGCTGCAGGTGGTACTGTGCAGTTCTTGGTTGATTTAATAAGACCCGGACGAGCGCGTGGCACTACTAGCTTTAACGAAACTATTGGAGGTTCCACTGCTTCGGCAAGTAGTCAAATACAAGAGCAGGAGACAGACGATGCAACTGATACCACCACAGATGATGCTGACAGCGCAGGAACTGGAACAGGCGATGGAGATAGTCAACCTAGCGTGGCTAGAGGCGAAGGGGACGGAAGTGGAGCTGAGAGTACCGAAGACGCTGTATCATCTAACGATGGACCAGTGGGAGGAGGTGTGCTGTCTACTGATGGTGCTACAGACACAACAGGAGTACAGCCAGATACATTAACCGACCAGATAAAAACTCAGGCTAAAGTACAAAGTGTAGAAGACAAAACCAAAGAGAAAGAGGAAGAGACAGAGGAAGAGACAGAAGAAGTCACAAACGAGGACGAGTCTGTAGATATGAGTGGTCTGGTCCGTAAGGAGGACGAGTCTGTAGATATGAGTGGTCTGGTTCGTAAGAAAGACGATGCAGAGTTAGAGGACACTACAGAAAAAGCCACAGACAAGTCTAAGACTAAAGATGTACCTGTCTCTGCAGCAGCAGGTGGCGTACGTAAAAAGAATAAATTCAGCGAAATAACAACAGACACCTTACTAGCACAGGCTACAACTATTAGTGGTCCACAAGGCACTAGGTTCATAGACCCCAACGATCCTGCGGGACTACAGAATGACCTGATAATGCAACAGGCAGAGCGTGATGTTTTTGTTGGTAAGTTTGCAGGATGGAAGCAAAAGAACCCAGAGCTAGGAGTTTTTCATGATGAGCTTGTTGGTGACAGAGAAGCGTCAAGTCCAGAAAACTACCTTTCTACGAAAGATCTTGCAAAACTTAACAGCCTATCAAGAAAATACGAACGGCGTGATGATCCCGATGAGGTTGCTCTAACACCTGAAGAACAAGCTGCATTTACTTTCTTTGAAAGGTTTGAACGACCTGAGACAGCTCTAGATGAGATAGCCTCACGTACACAGATAAAAGTTAGCGATACTGCTCCTGCCCGTGTAGGGGGTAAATTATCTGGCGAGGGTCAGGCCGCTCGTGCCGCTGCGTTTGCAGAACCTTTTGATCAGGATACAGCAAAATTAGCAGAGAAGTGGGTCACTGATAACTTAGCTCCAGAAACCACTAAGCGTTACAACGAACAGAAAGCTGATGTACTAGAACGTCTAAACCCAAAAAGTCGTAAGCAATACAAAATTAAAACAAAACTACAGGATGTAGAGCCTAGACCCGTTGGTCGTGATCCTGAATCTGTAGCGGCACAGGCTGAGTGGGACGCTCAATTTGCAGATGCGTATACTAGAGATGGTAAACCCAAGCCTACACAAGCTGAAGCAATGGAGGCTAAAGTAAAGGCAGACGAACAAAGAGCGACGGAGCGTTTAAACGAGCAACTAGATAAAGAACAAGTAGAACAAGAAAGAGAAGAAAGACTAGCAACTAGTATCTCACTACCTTCAGAGATAGAAGGACTAAGCACAAAAGTGGTAGATTTAGATACAGAGTCCTCGCTATCTAAACTGGACAGAACAGAGTTCCTCACAAAAGAGGAAGAACGTGCGTTAAACTTCAAGACTGCTAACAGAGCCAACGACGAAAAAGCCCTACGTGCAATGGAGAAACTAGAGTTCAGAAGAAACTCTATGCGGGCAAAGATCAGAGAAGATAAAAACTTATTAGCAAGTTTGTACGGAGAAGGGCTTACCTACGAAGACCTAACCCAAGACAGAGACGGTTCTCTAGGTCTCCCAGACTTGTTTAACAAAAAAGATGCTCTCCTTACTCAATTTGTTACGGATCGAAATCGGCCTTTAGATCCTACAGTTATGACTATGTTGGAGGACAACAACTTATCCGATGCACTGAGGCAGTATGCTGCAGATGCAAACCCCGCCTCTAGAATGTTTGCAAAGACTTTTGCTAAGTACGCGGGGAACACGCAAGTACGTTTTGAAGATAAGGGCGAGCAGATTGCAGGGTTCTTTGCTCCCAGAACAAACACAATAACATTTAATACAAATGTACCTACGACAGAACATACGTTCCTACATGAGGTAGGTCACGCTGTCATGTCTTCATATATTGCAAACAACCCACAATCCGCACCCGTACTAACACTACGTAAAATATATAACGATGTTAAAGAAGCTTTCCCCAGTGCATATAACTTTGATGAGTTTATCGCTGAAATACCTTCCAACCAACAGATGCGAACTACTCTATCTGAGCTACTAGACCCTAACAGATACGGCACGGCCTATCAAAGAGTTATAGAAGCAATACGTCGTATATTCCAGAGGATCGGATTTGAGCTTGGCGGTAAGCCTCCAGTGCAAAAGTCTCTCTTAGAGGTGATAGACCCACTTGTATATAAACTTATGGAACCTGCACCGATTTCTAGAGATGCTGCTCCATTGTTTCAGATTGCTCACAACCCTGCCGCAGTAGATCGACTGTTCCAAGATGCAACAACAAATAGTCCTGTGTTTGATGAAACAGCGTATAATAAGTTTGAAGAGTTGACAAAACAAACACCCAAGGACTGGAGTCAGGACAAGTTAGGCACGGTGAAGGGTTGGGTACTCAAGGCTACTCCCCTACATTACGTCACACGTATGGCTGAGAAGTTTGCCCCGAGTGCGGCAGATATAAACAACCTAGTGAACCAATCTGGTGGAGAACTTCAGTCAGGATACGACAAAGTAAACCAAGTGAATGATGGAATTGTTAAGTGGGCTAACAAATCTAGTAAGAAGAATATAGCTGCATGGAACCGTTTAAATAACATAGGTACTTCTTATCAAGTAAATCCTGCACTCTCAGAGCGAGAGGCTAGAGATAAGTACTCTCCTGATATGTACAAAGTGTACGAGATCATACGAAAAGATTACAAAAGACTGCAGCGTGTAGACAGAGGTGAACCTATACGACTTTATCATCAATCTCAAAACATGTTTAAAGGTTTGGTAGAAGATCTGATTAGAGCCATAGACACACGGCTAGAGGCATCTGGTGTACCTGAACAATCTAGGGCTGCTATACGAGATACTTTTTACACCAACCTTATAAAAAAGGGTAAGTTAGAACCTTATACTCCATTACAACGTGACGGTGGAGATTACTGGCTGTCTCTCAATGCTATTGACCCGGTAACAGGACGTATAGAAAGATACTCAGACTCGTTCCAAGGAGAACAGGCTAGGGATCGGGCCAGAGAAGCTATAGTAGCAGATGCCAAACAAAATATACTGAACGCCCCAGAAGGTTCACCCGCAAGAATTGCTCTTGAATCTCGTACTCAGGGTATGTCTCAGATGTCTGAAGCAGATGCACTAGATGACATGCTTGCTGTAGAATCTACACAAGAACTAGATGCTACAAGTTTTATGAGACGTGCGCCAAATGCGTCTTTTGTTAATGAGTTAATGGCTAAACTAGAGGGTAGCGGTGAGCTAACTGCTGAGACAAAAGATGAGATAGCTAACGTCATACTCAAAACTCTACCTGAGACATCTTACCTACAGTCGTTTAGAATGCGTAAAGGTGGTGACCTTATCAAGGCACGTATGGGCTATAACGAAGATTCTATGAAGGCTATCGCAGATCGCTCTAGGTCTCTAATACGGCAGTCTGTAAACATAAAATACAAAGCAAAGATGCAACAAGCACTTAGCAAAGTTGAGAAAGAGATGAATGAGAGCGGTGGTAACCGCATAGACAAAAACGAACTACTCAACTCTTTACGCAGCACTGTAAGAGATGGTCCAATACCTGAACGTAGTAAGACCTCCAGAGCTTTGACAGGTATTGGGTTTAATATGACACTGGGTATGAACATATCAGGTGGTCTCGTTAACTTAACGCAAATACCGCTAGTTACCCTTCCATATCTTAGCGGTAAGTATGGAATTAGGACTACAATGGGAGGCATAAAAGGTGCTATGTCTCTCATGAAAAATAGTGGCGGTACTCGTACAATTATGGGGTATGGCACAGATGCTAACAATCAAGCTATTGAGACTGAGGTAGGTTCGGGATATTCAATAAGTAACGTGAACCCCAGAAACCTGACACGTGTACAGAGACGTATCCTCAACAAAATGGGTATAACCCCGGAAGAGCTGCAAGTGTTCATAGATACTGGCGTAGATCTAGGGCAGTTCAAAAGATCTCTCGATCATGAGATATTAGATGTAGATAGGATGGGGGGTTTCTGGTCTAAGTTTAATAAGTTCTCTGGGTTTATCCAACACCACACAGAACGTATAAACAGAGAAGCAGCTTTGTTTGCCGCGTATCGCGGGGCATTAAGTAAACTATCACCACAACAAAGGGCTAACCCTGACCTACTGCTCAAAGCAGCACAAGATGCAGTTTATGATACAGAGACTACAAACGGTGGTATAGCCGCTGCCGCTGCCCCTGAACTTGGCAGGAGAAACTTAGGTGCGGTCATCTTTATGTATAAGCGATACGGCGTATCGATGATCGGTATGCTTACCGAGATGGTTATGAAGATAACAAAAGGATCTCCTGCAGACAGACGTTTGGCACTATACCAACTAGCGGGTATCTATGGAACATCTGGCCTCTTAGCAGGGGTATACGGTATGCCCGGGTTTGGGTTAGCAACAACAGTCATAGACACGGTTATGGCTGCTATGGGAATGGACCCCGGCGGAGAAGACGACGATGCAAAGACAATGGCACGTGCCTACCTACATGAAGGAGTGTACAAAGGAGGCGTAAACTACTTTACAGGTGTCAACATAGCTTCCCGTGTTGGACTTAGTGAATTAATCTATAGAGATTCCATGATGGACAGGGATTGGCCTCTGTTGTTTAGAATGGCGGAACAACTTGGTGGTCCTGTCATAGGTATAGCTTTAAATACAGAACGTGGGTTAAATCAAATATTAGAAGGCGCTGCTAACGGAGACACGGAAAAACTAAGACGTGGTATAGAGACCATATCTCCTGCAGCTATAAAGAATATGCAGAAGGCGGCTAGGTTTGCACGAGAGGGTGGTGCATACACTATGGACGGTAAGCCAATCGTTCAAGATATTGCAGATGGACATCTGGTTGCTCAGTTCTTTGGTTTTAGCCCTGCAGCGTACTCCGCACAGATGGCAACAAACTCACAAACAATGAGACTACAAAAGGCCATACTAAGAAAAAGACGTCAAATCTACAACATGTATGCTAGAGCGTACTTCGATGGGGATATGGAAGGAATGCAAAGGACGGCGCAAAAGATAGTAGAATACAATCAACGCTACCCGCAGTATCCGATCCTACAAGATAACCTAGACAAGTCTATACGTGGTAGGATACGGCAGCGAGCCGGGGCATACAATGGCCTCACCTTGAATCCAAGGTTGAGAAACATGTTAGTAGAGCAAGCCGAGAGGTACGGAGATCCTACTATCTTTGATTAAAAAAGCCCCTACGCTTGGTAGGGGCTAGTGTTGGGAGAACAATCTATAGCGTCATTTCTAAAGAGAAGTACTATATACTGTGTGTCTCACCCATATCACGTGGTTCTCCAAATACGCAAGCCTAATTTACCATCTTCTTCTAAAACTCGCGTTTCTATCTGCCAGTATTTCATTTTTGCAACATTTTTGGCTTGTTCTTTCGCTTTTTCCGTGTTCACGCAGGGTACAAACACAGAATAACCTACTTCCATAGCGTCCCAGTTGACGCTTATACCAACGCCATCTGGGTTCAAGTCATCTATTTTAAGTACTTTCTGGTTCATTTGCGCCATCAATACTAAAATCTAATTCAAGTGCTTTGCACGGTGGTATGTCAAACTTTGTGCCTTTACCAAAACGCACGACCACGTTTGCTTTTGCGTTCATGTCTGCTTTCAGACTCTTAACAAGTTCTGCATAATTTAGCTGTTGTTTGGCACACCACTCGCGTAACGGTGTTGGACGTATAAACAACTTTCTTCTGTCCGTCTCGTACCGTGCAACCAAAGATCTTGGGTTAAAGTCAGGTATGACTATCTCTTCTACACCGTCAGTTCTTTTGTCCTGACTACTTCGTATATGTAGAATGTTACTCCAGTGTTCCGCAATAAAATCGTTCATGGTTTCAGTTACAGACGCGCCTATATCATTTACAGTATTACGCTGCTTTCGTAGCAAACCTACAATCCAGTCAAACTGCTTATCCATAGGGTAGTCTACAATACCTAGCTTAGATGCTATAAGAAGCCCTACCATAGATGCCGAACACCCTGCACTCCAGAACCTGTTCTCAGACGTAAGCCCTGCCGCTTCGTCTATTCTCTGTCTAGCTTGTTGCATCAAATCACGCACAGTATCTTTGTTAGCTATTACCCACTGCACGTAATCTTCAGCAAACCACCCATAGTTCTTCTTTACATCTTCAAATAAAGCGTCCGTGACGATCTTTAACTTTGGGTCGGGTTTGATCATGCTAGGCACGTCTATCTCTAGTAGCCTCTGCATTTCTGCCTTGGGTTCAGCCTTACCTTGTCTAAGTAGTTCCCATGCGCTTGTGTTAGCTGACGAAACACTGAGTAACTCCCAAGGTCTGCCCCTTGTTCTTTCTTGATTTCCGCTAACAGTCAGTCTGTTCTTCTGCCTACCACCAGATAGTTGATACACAAACTTGGAGAACTCTAGCCCTGTTATGTTTGTCATCTCATCCATAGATAGGAGTATGTTGTGCAAGACCTCTCCACGGTTCATCATAGAGTTGTAGGTATCGTCCCTCTGGTTCATCAAAAGTTCGGGATTACCCCATACAGACAACGCCATCATCTGAGCCGTAGTTTTACCTACCCCTGTGCCACCAAACAAATGCACCAACATACTATTTATACCTGTCATAGGCATCAGCGCAGTGCCAAAACCCATACCAATAATAAACCTGTGCAACTCAAACCCGTCTTGGTTGTAAAAGTTAAACAGTTCTTTCTGCCTATCAGCAGTACCTGCAGGAACAAATGCACTCACTAATCCTGAAGTTTTTGCAGACGGTGGACTAAATTTTATATCTGTTTCTACCACCAGTCGGTCGCCCAGTACGAACTCCTCTAGTGTATCATCTGTCCATCCAAACTGTTGGTGTGCCTTATCTGCTGGCCCTTGTGTCTGTAGTTCATCAACCCATCTCATAGAATACTCCATCAATAACTTTAATCCTGCTCCCATAGCTGTTACGCCTTGTGCAGACATGTGCTTACGAAACTCCTCAGTAGACGACACAGAAGATAGCGGTATGCTAAACTCTCTCACACCATCTTTGGGCAGCTTCAGTTTATATACAGCTATCTCCCCCTGATCAGGATCATGTAGCCGTTTTGTTATAAAGAGATCATTTTTGTATATCTCTAAATCTTCTGGATTACCTTCAGCATCTTGTACTCTTTTATATACGCCACCGTTCTTACCTCTGAAGTACGGGGCAGGGTACGTGGGCATATCTGGCTCTGGCTCTGCCTCTGCTATATATTCTCCAAGATCTAAAGGTGATCGTATCTTACCCCAATGTGGACATTCGTTACACACATTTGGTCGTCTATCGTCAAAAGTTATACAGGTGTGTCTGTGGCTGATACCCTCAAGCTTCTTCTGCAGCACCTCTTCATCGAAGTCAGGGTGTTCATCAGATATAGCTTTTGCTGCATATTCTGCGTCCTTGCAGTGTTTGGCTATGGACAACCCTGATACCCATAGAGGTTCATCAATAAGCGATTGATACGATGCAATGTACCCTAGCTGACTGCATCCCACACCGTCCATAGTTTTATGCATGATGGTCTCAAATAGATATTCTTTATTGCTTCTGTGTGGAGCAAACGCATCTGTCGAACCAAACGTATAACCCTCGTTCGTTTTATCCTCTTCGTCTGGCGCGAGCGTACTGCTGAACACTTCAAGAGAGGTTAGTTCAGTACCATCTCCATATACAATTACTTCTTTAGGTGTATTGCTTTTGTGGTTATGTGTTGCGGGTATGCGTAGAATACTAGCGGCATCGGACGTGCGGACCGGATCGGCCCTAAGTCCTAATCTCCTACAGACACGTTTGAGCTTGTTAGCTACTGGCTCCCACTCCTCGCGGGACACAGGATTATCTAAAGGCCAATACACATGTACCCCGTTGCCAGAGTTGACTAGTATAGGCTCAGGTAGACAAGTCTCTACAAGGAACTCTTGTAATGCGTCCACTGCTGCTTCTTGTGATGGATAGTCTTTTTTCTCACCACAATCTAGATCTAGGAAGAAAGAACGCATCTCTTGTACGTTGCTTTGTTCTCTACCAAGCACCATCTCCGGTGTTTTTTGCTCACCCGCTTCTTTATAGGTAGCTAGTGCATAGTATATATCGTAACCGTCTCTGTCGTATTCATACGCAGCGGTCTCTAATTCTTCTACAGTTTTGTAGAACTGCTGTACTCTTTTGTTTCCTTTAAACCCCCAAGCACAGTATAGTCCATTGTCTCCCAAAACTGACTTTAAAAAGTCTATCGTTTTCATTATGCTACTTTCAGGTAAAAACGGTGGACTCCCACCCGAAGCCCACCGTGGTTGTGGTTAGTCTATTTTTTCTTGGTTCCCCATTTGTTGACTAATCCACTAAGGTCTTCTTCAGTCGCAGGAGTAGTAGCCTTCTCCTTGGACTTCATCTTCACGACCTTCTCTGGCTCCTTGACGTCTTCCATTTCGTCTTCGATTTCTGGAAGTGCGCCGAAGGATGGCGTGGTTTCATTACCTGCTACGAAACCCCCCTCAACTTTCTTAAACGGATTGTACGCTTGACGTTCTGCAAGCTTAACAACCTGCACCTGACGTAATCTTAAAGATACACCGTAGTTCTCTTTAGTCATGGCGTAGGGTACAAACTCGACCATAATATTAACAGTACTACCACTAGTAAGCTGAAAGCCTTCTGGTAATAAGTTAGCATTAGAGTCAAACTGATCTGGCACAGGTACAACTCTGTTACTGTACTGACCTTTGATATTAGCAGATCCTTCCCAAGTGCCTTCATCGGTCTCCCTAAATATATCAACAGGAGCCTTTAGTTCTTCAGGCCAGTTTGGTCTACGACTGCCCGCATAGATTTTCTCCATACGTGTGTACAAGTCTTCAGCTACGGACTGCTCCATGATAAAGTTTACCTTGTACTGTGCGCCCGCATCGGTGGGTTTGCATTCGACCCAACCACCTTTCTCACCCGCTTTATCGTCGTACCGATATGTCTTATCGATCTTCGGGTACATTGCAGTTACATTTGCGATGATAAATGTCTCATTCGCCATTTTGTTCTCCTTCTATAAAGTGCGCCTCTATGGACGCTAGATTGTAGCGGTATGTTTCTTTTCCCGCCTTGATATACGAGTTACGAGGTATTTTACTATCTCTAACCCACCCTCGTACCGTTGATGGTGAAACACCAAAGTACTCTGCTAATGTTGATGAATCAACATATTTATTTGTGATAGATTGAAATCCTACTTTATCTGTCATTTGCTTGGTTTCCTTACTGTTACTGACACATCTACAGATTTGTTTAAACCCTTTGGTAGTTTATCAGGGTTGTCTTCAAGAAATTCGCGTAGGTTGGACTGATTTATCCTACGATCAAGCAATTCGGGAACTCTATTTTCTAAGACAAACGCATGGAAGTGATCCCAGTCGTACGTCCAGTATTTCTCCTTGCTTGTTTTATATACTAAGCCTTCGGCAGTCCTAACGCTCTCAACACCATGTTCATCACAGTAGTCAAGCAATGCTGACTTGAGTTGAGTTTGCGCTTCTATAAGTTCGGCGTCCTCTTTCTTAAATTTAGCAGAAAGCTCTGATCGCTTCGCTCTAATGTTTAAGTATGCGCTAGTTAAGCTCTCTATAGATACACTCACGATTGATTCTCCATTATACGCTTGTTATTGCTCTACACGTGATATAGTGAGTAAACGCGCACTAGTCAAGTAGGTCTTGATAAAGATTTATTATCTGCGAATGCACGTCTATCTTTTTATCTAATAGTGTGTACATTCTGCGTTCTGCCACAGAGCCTTCTAACTGAATAACTGTACATCTGTTTTTCTGGCCCGCTCGGTGTACCCTAGCGTTTGCCTGTGCATACGTCTCCAGAGAAGGAGTTGGCGACCACCACACCACAGTGTTTGCAGCCGTAAGAGTTACCCCATGTGCAGCACTCTGTGGTTGGATAACCAAGGCCCGGGGGTTCTTATCTTCTTGAAATCTCTTAAACGTGTCTGCACGTTTTGTAGCACTCACGGCCCCCTGAATGATCTCTGTGTTTATACCGTCCTTGCGTAGACGGTCAGTTAGTATTTGTATGGTGTGTTTGAAAGGTACGAAGATAAGCACTTTGTGTTCGGTTTCGTCTATGACCTCTTTTAAAACTTTATATCTATTGTCTATGTCGAACGCTATTACGCTGCCGTCATCTGTGTATGCCGCACCAGAACTTATCTGTAGGAGTTTGTTCAATGCTACCGCAGCATTAACTGCTGTTACGCTATCATGTGATAGTTCTAGCACCATCTCCCGTTTTAGTTTGTCGTAGTACTTCTTCTGTTGTGGAGTTAACGCCACCCTACGTTTTGTATACAACATATCGGGTAGATCCATACACTGTTCTTTCGTAAACCGAATCGCGGGTTGCAGGGCAGCATGAACTACATTTACAGCGGATGGCTTTGGAACCCAAGTAAACCTAGATACTTGTTTCATTACCTGATCCCTAAACCCACTGAAGAACCTTGGTACGCTTAAAGGGTTTACAAGTTTAGCTAATCCGTACGCATCTAACGGACTTTGCGCTGCGGGTGTACCCGTCATCATCCATAGACCACATCCTGTCTTTTCGACAATACGATTCAACACTTTCCATCGCTGTGACTGTGGGTTCTTGTAGTGTGTGGCTTCATCTACAATTATCAGGTCGAACCCTGCTTTCTTTATAGAGTCCTCTACGATTTTTACACCGTCATAGTTTATCATTACGAAGTGCGTACTGCTGAACAGTACTTTTTCTCTCTTAGACTTCTCTCCGTGTGCTATGTCTGATGTTCTGTGCGGCGCAAAGGTTTGTATGTCTTCTTGCCATGCACTGTCCATGATTGACAGGGGGCATATTACTAGCACCCTATGCAGTATGTTTTGTTCCATTAAAAAATCTGCCGCCCAGATAGCACTGGCAGTTTTTCCTGTGCCTTGTTCGTTAAAGCAAAAACCTTTTTTATTTTCAGTTAAGAAAGTTGCTGTTTTCTTTTGGTGTTGAAACGGCTTGTACTCTCCCGTCCAGTTATACAACTCATCCATAAGCGTGGTAACTGGCCTCGCATTCGCATTTCCCAATTTGTTCTCCTTGTTATTATCAATAATAACTTACTTCTTTTTTCTCGGTTTACTCATACGCCCACCAGCGGCTCTATTTTTCTTTGGGCTTTGTAGAGTGTAACCGTCTTTATTTGAGCCGCCTCTGCTTAATGCTTTCTTGTGTGCAATATCCTTACCTTTACGATTTACTTTTTTCTTATCCAGACTTCTCCTCGCACGTTGACGTTCCATACGGGCCTCGTGTTCGCCTCTGGCTTTCTGTTGTTTGTACTCTTTCTTGTATGGTCGTGGTTTATTTTTGTAAGGCATGGTCAGTTCCTTCCGTTGTGGACACATTCTAGTACGGGGCAGTGATGGTAACACAACCCTGAAGGTCTCGGGTTCCATACATCTGTCTCATACGCTTTTTCCATTCTAGCATACTTCTTTAACCATTTCCCCCACAAATCGAAACTATTCTCTATTTTATACTCGGCTTCTATCATCTCATTAGAAACGACAAACAGTAGGGCGGCATTGATATGTTTTACATCTGGAAATTTTTTAAAGATGCTCAAAGCCATAAGTTCAAGTTGCCCTTTGTCAGCATACTTTGCAGACTTACCTGTCTTGTAATCTACAATCCATGCTCGCTCCCCCAACGTATCTACGATGGCGAGATCTACAATACCACGGAACCAGACATCTTTGTCTTTGAAGCCACAAGGTTTCAGGTCTCTGGTAAGTCCTAATCTTTGCTCGGTTAACTTCGTACCCCTGAACGCTCGCAGCTCGTCGAGAGTTCCTTTAACGTACATAAACTCGTCTGGAAGTGGTTTATTCTCTCCAATATAATCTTCTGCCGCCTTGTGCATTGCAGTTCCGTACGTCATCGCATCTGTCTGAACGACAGGATATTCACCTAGTACAGTCACATGATAAAACTGTTTGGGGCAAGTCTCGAAAGACTTTAATCTACTGAACGACCAAGTTGTCATTCGCAATCTCCATAACTCTTACCCAGACCACTCTCACAGTCTATGGGTAATCCACCGGCCCAATCAGGTGTCGTACGCATACATCTCTCTATATATTCCTGTGCTTCCCCAGCGAGCTGGTCAGGTACGCAACATACGATACTATCATGGACGGTTAATACTACTCTATATTTTTTAGCTATTTGTAGCATCTGATACCCTATAATACAACGAGCAATAGCTTGGCATACATTCTCGACCACCTTACCACCATATATTCTAGTGCGACCTTGGCGTGTTTTATAATGATATTCAGTTCGCCCGCCTTCCGTCGTAGCGTCTAGATCAGTGTAAGACATCTCTAGCTGTGATGGCAACACGATTGCCCGGGCCTTCACGTTAACGTCAAGCACTCCAGACCGACCAAACCTGAACAGGCTGTCGTTGTGCATTTCTTTTATGCACCTGTTTGCCGCTTGCCATAAATCTCCAATGTATGGATACGTCTCTCTGTATACAGATATAATCCGCTTTGCCTCCGCCTCGGGTACTTCATATCCAAAGGTCTTGAGTTGCGCCCCGAACTTCAGATACCCCATGCCATACCCTGCGCCCAAGATTGTAGTCTTTCCTACAAACCTCTGGTCTTTGGTAACTTGATCTTCGGGGACGGCGTAGATAGAACTAGCCATCTTTACATAGACGTCTTCACCGTTGGCAAACTGATCAACCAAGTCGTCCTGTTCAGATAGCCAAGCTAATACCCTTGCTTCAATCTGAGAACTGTCTGCATCTATAAGAGTGTGACCAACTGGGGCCATGATTGCTTTCTTTAACTTCTTACCGTTGACCCCACGACTTGGTAAATTTTGTAGGTTTATCTTGTCATCTCCACCCCATCTCCCTGTATGTGCGGCATAGTAACGGACGGGTACAGGGAGCAGCCCACGTTTCGCAATAGATATAAACCTCTCTGTACGTGTTTCTTCCAAAGTGCTTTTAGTACCCAGTCGAGCGGCAACTAGAGATTGTACTTTATCGTTTTCATGTTCTGCTAACGCCTTGAACCCTTCGTCTGACTTCGCAAATGCGAATGTCTCTTTCCCTGTTGTCGGGCTTATTTTCATCGGGGGCGTTACACCAAGACCCTCTAGCAGTGCAGCAAACTTGGGGTTGGACATCAACTCCTCTTTCGCTACTCCTGCTTCTTCCAACAACGTCTCCTTACGTAAACGTGTCTCAGTAAGATGTTCTTGTAGCCCAGCAAGATCGAGACGTAGCGTTGGCTCAATATACATTCTTAATGTAAGGTCTATTAGTTCTAATTCTTGTTGGGGAAAGTTAGGTAGCATCAGCTTGAATATGTCGTATGTCAGATCAACATCGTTTATAGCATATTCAGCAAATCGAGATAACTCCTCGGTAGTGAAGTCATCTATGTGCTTACCCATTGTGTTCTGTATTTCTGTACCTTTGACTCCAACACCGTATCTTTCGGCTACGTTCTTCAGCGATACACTTTGATCTACACCATGTAATGCTCTCGCCATACACAGGGTATCAAGCCAAACTTTTGGACGTACATCATATAGCCAGTCCAATATCGCACCGTCAAACATCGTGTTGTGACAGAGGATGGCGCACCCAGAGAAGTCTGCTTCTGATAAGAAACTCTTGACTCGTGCAGCACCCTCTATCCACATCGTAGGTCTGTCACCTATTTTTATTGCAAGCCCTATGACCTCGAACCTTTCGTCACGCACGTACTCCTCAGTCGTTAGTTTGCGTAACGAGTACTGCCTGTCGTAATAAGTTTCGAAGTCTAGAGTTATAAAGTTCACAGTTGAGAGATCTCGCCGCCCAATGACATATAGCCACAGACATCTACGTAGTTGTCTATGTTCTTTGTGCCATCCCCGTGCAACCTTGCTACTTTCATCAAGGCCAACATGATCGGTACATCGTCAACAGATATGAAATCTCTAAGTCCGAGATGTGCATTCCAGTATGCCGCCATGAGTACAAAGTTGTTTGTGGCATCGCCATGCTGTTCGGCTCTATCCCCATTAACTAAATTCTTTGCTGTATCCAGTACATCGGATCTATTTAGTTTCTTTGGGGCATCTAATATTTCTTGTGGTGTTCCAATTTTTTTCTTAATGCTCAGTGCATACCCATAAGATATACCTACGGCATCTGCTAGTTCTTTAGCTGTTGCGCTTTTGTTTTTTAATAAATACTTCCACGCCTTTTCTTGTTTCTTACCCATACTTGTCTCCCATTAACAGTATATGTGTCTTCCTGCTTCTTGCAGTTTCTTTACGTATTCTTTCAATTCACGTCTCGCTCTTGCTAGATCGTTCTTGACGTTTGGATGTCTATCCAACCTACCTTCTTCTACTACATACTTGTCTACTTCGTTACGTAGAAATCGTAACTCGGCTTCCTCCGCTTTCGTTAAGTTCTGCATCATCTTCCCTCAATAGTTCATTTATACTGGATAGATTCTCTTCATTTATAACCAGAGCTATCCCTCCCTGACTATCAATATCTTTCAGGTTCTTCATTTGTAACGCTGTGGGTTTATTATTTCCCGCTTTTGTTTCGATGCCAAAGAACCTACCTCTGTAGCATCCAACAATGTCGGGTACACCGCTACGTCCATACCCACCTGTCATCGGAAAGAAATAGTACGCGCCCATTTCTTTTAACTTGTTCGTCACCCTACGTTTCACTTTTGCTTCTGGCGTCATCTTATTTAGCCCTTTTTTTGGCTATTTCTTTTAGCCTTTTTACTAACTCAGCTTTGCTTGGTTTATTAAATCTCTCAGGCTGATGCTGTTTAAATCCATTAAAACCCATTCTTTTTTGAGTTTTTTCATACTGATGTTTTTCTTTCACCATTTTACTCTCCCACTGCTTTCATTACTTCTAAATGTTTTGGTTCATACCCATAATCTTTTATAAACTCGCGCATCTTTGCCCTAGCTTGTTTCAGTGTATGAAAATACAACACTGTATTGCCTTCTTTACCTATAGGCACGTTGCTCATAATAAGTGCATACTTCATACCTGTTGCTCTCCTTTTATCTTTGTCGGGGAATTGACGAAACGCATACTGCTTATCCCTGTTCAAACGCTTCTTCATCATAATGAATGGTTTCATCTTCTGCCATGTTTCTATACCTTTGGCTTGGCGAGCAGATACTACGTTTGCTAATTTTCTCTCATACTTTGCACGTCTCGACCCTGCGGTAATTTCTATATCATGCAAAGGTGCGTTAGCCGGTATCGTGAAAACATTATCACACACAGACACATCTAGACCAGACTTCAGAGAAGCGACAATGTTGTCTATCTCTCCTTCGGTAATACTATCGAAGTTTTTATCTATGACTGCTGTTGAAGTATATTCGTCTACTTCATCCAGATCTATGTCATCCCAGTTTTCTAATTCTTTATTAGTTACAAAAAAGATCTGACTGTGTTTCTTGCCAACATTCGTGGGCTTCTGCCACCTGTTCGCACGTATATTACGTAGTCTCTCTTCTTCGTCTTCAAGTTCTGCGCGTAGAGAATTCATTGTGCGGTCTCCTTGGCAATGAACAAACCAATCCAATTCTCCGCACTGTCGGTGTTTTTGGGAAAAACATCTGCAAAACCCGCCCACCGCCGACTGGGGCTACCCAAAAAACTGGCATCGGTTATTATCGATAATAACACGGGGTACTTAATTGTATATGTAAAACACATGTTCATTAATTCGTTTCCCAACACCAACTAAAGAGTTTGTCGATCTTTCCTCCCAATCACAAAACGAGAGTGCCGACAGTTTCCTCTTGACCCATTCGGGCAAATCAGTTTCTGACATATATACCCCCGAAACATCGATTTCAAGAGTAAATATGTCCAAACTTGTAATTTCGAACGTAGAGTTGTCTGGGTTTACTTTTACGCGATATGTTGAACTCATGCGTAAAATATAGGTTGACGCGTAATAAAATACAACCTATAAATAATTTGGACGCACTTGTTCTATCAAGTGTGGGGTGCAGTTAACGTGCTGTCTACTGCACCCCCGATTCTTTTACTTATCTTCTTTGTCTAACTCGAGGTTAGTGTCGAACTGTTCAGATACTCTAGCATCAGGTGTGAACCTAGCGTTGGCAAAAAAGTTATTAACAACACCATCAAACTCAGACACCTTCTGAGATAATCTCCATTCGACTTGTTTGCTCACATCGTCAAATAGTTCATCCCTCATCTGTGTCATATCCACAGGTCTACGGTTGATCTGTTTCTGCAACGAAACAGCTTCTTTATGTTGCTTCTGTTTTAGTTCGTGAAGTTCACTTTTGAGTTGTTGGATACTGCGGCAAACTTGTGTAACCACCTTTTCCAACTCTTTAAACTCCACGTAGTCTCTTAAATTATTACTCATACTTCAGATCTCCCTTCTTCTGGTACAACGTAGTAACAGTTACTTGCGGCTTTGAAGCCAACGCCATCGATATACTGCCCATTCTCCAAGAAAGACAAAGATGATATCTTACGTTTCTCGTCTTCCTCTAGATCATCAGCCTTGACCCACTGGATATCCCTGTGCTGTTGTTGAAACACTTTGTGGTCAAACCAATAGTCATCTGCATTGACTGGAAACCTAGCCGCTTGCTGTTCACCGAGATACTCACGTATGTAGATAAACTTGTGTATCTTTGGGCGTTTCTTAGTCTCGTTCAATTCTGACAATGCGGTATGTATTTCCTCAATCATGTTACGCACATCAGGGTACAGAAACTCGTACCCACTGGTTAACAAGTTACCCAACTCCTTGAACGTGTTACCTCGATTCCGAATATCACCAGTCATTGCGCCTAGTTTATTATTGTATTCGTTATCAGCCTTGAAACCTACGTCACGCCAGTCTTGTCTGAACGCACTGTAGCTTATGGCGATATGCTCGATAGGTGACCACGGACGCAGAAACTTCTGAGCGTTCTTTACAGCCTTGTCCATATGCAATGCAGATGCCGCATGATAATTAGACTGACCCGAACTGTACTTCTTGTTCTCGATGTTTTTAGAAACAACGTTGTACTTGTCTCCACCTGTGCCTGAGTGTGTTATGTCACCGAACCCAACGTAGCCAAGCGTATAGTTATCGTTCTCACGATAGACCCATGCGCTCTGCTGATCACGATAAGACGTTTTGCATTTCAGTGCTTTCTCCACAGCTTTACGAAAGTTAGTAGTCTCGATGCTTTGTTGATAAGTACCGTCACCATGCTCATCCCAACTAAAGTCTAAGTCACAGATCGGTGTGTATATTGATGTAATTATTCCCATTGTTCATTCCTTACCAAGGTCTAAGTTTAGGCCGTACGATATGTGACGCGACCTCGCTTACGTCACAATGACCTTCTGTTGCATTTATTTGATCGTAGAACCCACCGACATTTAGCAGTACGTTCCAACAAGCTTCCTCGCTAGGAAACCAGACAGTCATATACATCTGGTGTTCCGCTAGAGTGTAGCCAATCGTTAACATAGTAAAATATTCCATCAGAAGTTTGGTTCTCCATTCTCATCTATTTTCGCTATAGAGGCAGATTGCTCTGCCTCTGGTTCT